CCACCTGGTAATACTTCAACTTTAGATCCACGTCCTTCTGCCGTTTGGGCAAAGAAGTAATCTTCCATAATCGATAATGGGTTATATGAAGCGTCAACAACTTTTGTACCACCACCACTCATATTTGGGATACGTGTTTGGTGTACTTCGTTTTTAACTCTTTCTACAAAGCCCATTGCCTTGTGTGCTGGCATGTTACCAACATCAATATAAAATACTCTACGTTCTGGTGCACGTTGTACACGATAGATAATAATACTATCTTCTAATAATTCTTTTTGTTTGTATACTTTAAATACAGATTCTAATATACTGTTACCAAAAGGCCAATTTGCGTTCATGCCGTCACTTAAACTTACATGTACTACATTGTTAGAATCAACTGCATATTCTGAATTAACACCCTGTGAATTGTTTGCATTAACGACTCCGCTATTTCCTTTACCAACACTATAACCTGTTGTAGGATTAACCGCAGTTGAATCTGCATGCTTCTTAGTATCTGTGGCTACCATGTCTTGTAAATTTAATGCAATATTTTTAATTATATATTGATCAATTTCTCTGCCTTCGCTTTCGTTAACAATTGCTTTAGCAACATCGCCTGGTTGTACCCAAATAAGTTTATATGTTTCTGGATCTCTAATAAAGAACTGATCACCGTATTTAATACAAGATCTAAACATAGTAAATATTCTACGTTCAAAATCATTTATTCTAACCCATTGTTTTAATGTTGTTTCTAGTGCAGTTACTTCTGAATCTGTTGGAGTTGTTTTATATTTTAGTTGGAATGGAATAGCAGTTTCAGTACTCATTTGTGTACTAAATTCTGCAATGGTATCTAATGCCGCATTAATTTCGCTGTCTTGATCCATTTGATCATATTGTGTATAACGCTCAACACGATTTGGCTGTCCTGAATATACTTCTGGTAGCCAACTCTGCCAACGATTAGTTTTAGTGTTACCACTTGTTCCATCGTTAATGTTATATCTTGTAAAGTGTTTTTTCCAACTCATAATATTATAATATCCTTTATACTGTGTGTATTTATGCCTAACGTGCTAAATGCATTTTTTGTTCTCTTAATCGATTCATTTTTTCATCTTCTTCAGCTTTAATTTGTTTCTTTAAGAACTCTATCTGTGCTTGAATCAGTTTTAGCTCTTTTTCATCTCGTTTAGCTTGCATAGCCGCAGCTCTAGGATTCATGTTAAAGTTCATTGTACTATTATTTTCACGTTCTGTCAACCTATTATTCAGTATTTTTAACTGATCCTGTAGGTTCATGTCTGGTTTTGGCATAGATAATGCTGGTACAACACTGTTTGCACTAGAATCAGCATTACTTTTAAAACTCATTGGCTTGATATTATTATCTTTATCCTGTTTGTCATTGCTAGTTGTAGTACTGTTACTGTCTACGTCTTCGCCATCAATAGTTGGATTAAAGAATTTAGTAGACTGTTCTTTAATCATCCCAGAGTTTTCTTCAAACCAACCTGCTATGTCTTGTGTTATATTTGTTAAATTGTTTAATGGTAATGTAATAGCTTGTTGTGCTGTTAAAAACATTTTACTTGCATCATTCATTGCTCTTACAGTACTACCACTTGCTTTTAATTTTTTCTTGGTTTCATCAATTAATGCATTTATTTCTTCTCCACTTTTATTAATATATTGAGCAAAGTTCTTTTTAATTAACACACCACTTGATTGTAAAGCTGCAATAGAGCCCATCATTGAATCTGATGCTGCACCCGATGTAGCTATTTTTGTTAAATCCATATTAGAAAATTCTTTAATTAAAAATTGCTGTGCTTCGCCCTGATTCATTTCGCCTGTTCTAACCATTGTATTAATTCTGTCAATAAATCCTGGCATTGTTTTATCAAATGCTGCACGTGCTTCTGCTGATAAATCTTTTCTTACATCAAAGTTTCCAATGTTATCTGAAAATTCATATATGTTTTTATTCATTGCGGCTGCTAATTCTTCCATAATTGCACTACCAGGTCCTTGATCTTTAATTAATGATAATTGTTTTAGAAGAGACTCAGCTGCTAATGCTTGTTCGCCCATTCCATTATCTTTAAGATTTTGTAAACCTGCTGCTGCAAAAGTATCACTAATTGCTGCCATTTGTCTTTGTAATGCATCGCCTCTGTTTAAAGAAGTTAAACTTGCAAGTGCAGTACTTTCAACTACTAGATCAGTAAATCCTTTTTCTAATTTTTGTCCAACGTTTGCTATGCTTAAATCTATATTACCAACTAAACGTTGTGTTTCTAAAAACGCCGCATACTGATTCATTAATTCTGTATTTTGAAAACCTAAGTCTCCTAATTCGTCTGTGTTTTCTGATAAGGTTTTAAACATTCCTTGAAACTCTTTTGCACCACGCGACACGTCACCTCCTAAGGCTGTCATTGCTCCACCAAAGTTTGTTATAGTATCAGAAAACGCATTATAAGTTACACCAGCTTTAAAACTATCAGAGTATAACGTATCAAATTCTTTAGCACTAGAATAAAATATAGCACCACTATCTATCATTTTCTTTTGCACTTCTGCAAACTGTTCAAACTTTGCTGCGTTCCAACCTGCCCAAGCTAGTGCAACATCGGCGCCAACATTCAATGCTCCGCCAAACTTCTTCATCATTCCACCTACCCAGCCAAGTTTGCCTGTTAACTTTTTAAAACCATCTCTTCCACCTGGTCCTTTAAGTTTTCCTGCTAAGTGTTCAACTGCACCTACCATACTTGTCATTGGCTTCTCTGCATCGCCAAAGAATGTAGCAGTAGAATTAATCATTTTTGCTGTTCCTACTGTTTTATCTAAGAATGTTTTTTGATTTGCTTTTGTTGAATCAGCATTGGAACCAACACCCTCAACAATATTTGTAACTGTTTTAATTACTTCGTCGTCAACATCTCTAAGTTCCTTAACACCTTTTAACATCTCATTAGACAACACATTAGTACGTTGTGCTTGTCTAGCCATTGCTAATAATGTAGACTCACTAGCCCATGCTGGTACTTCTACTGTACTACCATCTGGCAATGGAATTTGAGTTTTACCTGCCATTGTTACTGGACTCCTTCATTTTGTTTTTGCTCATCAAGTTCTGCTTTCTTTTTAAGAAGTGCAGTTAAGAATGCTTTTTGTTCTAGTAGTTGTTGTTCTACTAGTTTTGCTTGTGCTTCTGCTGCTTGTACTTGTTCTTCTGTTGCTTCTACTTCTGTACCATCTTCTAATACATAATTTGGGTTATCTATAAACTTCTGTTGATTTTCTCTTTGTGCAGTTAGTCTGTCAATATGTTCTCTAGCAACTTGTACTGTAATATCAATATTCTTTTCGCTTACTTGTGCAACTGCACCTTTAATATTTTCTGCAGAATACTTAGCATGCATTGCTTCAAAGTCAGTTTCTGCTCCAAAAAATCCACTTACTGCTTTACCAAATCTCATTAGATTTCCAGTTAGCATATTCAATCCTGTATCCATTGAACCAAATCCTGGTGTAAGTATTTCTTGCATATTTTGAAATGAAACTGCAAAGTCATCTAATGTATCAATACTTCCGTCTGCATTATCTATTAGACTTCTATAAAATTTACTTGTTAACAACTCGTCAGTATCTGCTTGCATATAAGATTCAGGAACTAGTTTAGCAGATGCAATCATTAAATTTGAATCTGCTAAGTTAGGATCAGTACCTATTTTAGCTAATTGTTCTCTAACTAACTTTACAAAATCACGTTGTTGATCTACTGCTGATTTTTCATCTTTGATCTCTCCTAACGAAGTATCTTCAACTAATTTAATATATGCTTCTGCGACACCGGGTCCCACTCTACGTAATTTTTCTAAAAACTCTGGAGTAATATTATTTGCTGCTGATTTATCATATGGCAAGTCACCTGTTGTTCTGCTTACATCTTCAGAAAACTGTGTCATAAACTCATCACCAAATGTTCCTTGGTTTAATATTGCCATAAATCCAACTGCATCAGTAATATTTTTAATTGCGCCTTCACCTAATTGTTCTTCAATTGCTTTAGCGTTTTGAATTAAATTGAATTGAAAATCTTCATTGTTTCTGGCTTGTTCTCTCAAACGCAATGCTTCCATTCGTTGTGTACCTAAGGTATTACCTGTAAACATCGCTAAATTATTTGCCGCATCAAATGAATCCATAACACGCTTCTTTGTCATTGCATTTAGTTCGGTTACTTGTCCTAATTGATAAAGAACTTCTGCTTCTTCTGCTAACGCTCTAGCAGTATCTTGAATACCTAAACCAAAATCACTAAATGATTGATCACGTTCAATACCAGCTATAAATTTACTCAATGCAAATTGACCTTTAAATAGGTCACCCTCTGATGCAATTATAAATGGTTGTGTGGCTGCTGTTATATCAGCATATTCTTTGAATCCCATACCCAATGATCTAATGCTAGATCTAAGTGTAGTATACATATCAATATCGCTTACAATACTACCAAAATCAATTAACTGCCTTGCGTATTTTTCTTGTTCAGCTAGCAATTTAGCAAATACAGTACCAATACCAGTGGCTGCAACTGTAGCGTATAGAGCTCCTTTTCCCACAAAGGATACTGCTTTACCTACCTTATTTCCACCGCCACCTATAAAGTCGCCTGCTGCTGCTCCAGCATTATACATTAACTTAGCTGTTTCGTGTGATAAGTCTGCAATAGCTTGAGCAGGTGAAGTTGCATTCATTAGTGTACCCATTACACCCTGTGCTTTTTTGGCTGCACCTTCTACTTTTTGTTCTATTGTTTTGGCTTTTTCTTTAGCTTCTTCTGCTTTTCTAGCAACTTTTTTTACCTCAGGTGCAGGTGTTTCTCCTAAAATAGCACCTATTGAAGCCATAGTGATGTTCTGAGTTGTTAAATCTTCGTTAAGAGCTCGCAGAGTTTCTTCCGTTGCCCACGGATATCTTTGTACTATTTGGTCGAAATACTCTTGCATTTTGTTTCCTAATTAACCGATGTTTTAATTCAGATAAATACTATTGTAATATACTGTATTTATGGTATTCATAATATATGTATATAATTGGAGAAACAATAATATGACAAACCCATTAATTCAAGCATATAGAAAGCCAGCTTTATATATTGCATTACCTAGCAAAGGAAATTATTATAAAAATAAACCTAGGCTAAGTATTGATAACGAGCTAGCTGTTTATGCAATGACAGCAAGGGATGAACTTATTACTAAAACACCAGATGCTTTGTTTAACGGAGAAGCCACTGTAAGTTTAATTAAAAGTTGTTGCCCAGACATTGAAGATCCAGACTCAATGCCTGTAAGTGACTTACTTGTAATTCTAGTTGGTATTAGACAAGCTAGTTACGGAAAAGAAATTGACGTAGATGTTAAGTGTCCAAAGTGCGAATTTGAAAATCAGTTACAACTTGATGCAAGTATAATGTTGTCTAAAACAAAAACTGATCCTGTAGAAAGAAGTGTTCAATTACCTTCTAACTTTAAGATCATTTGCAACCCATACACATTAAGAGACAGAACAACTTTGCAAATTCAGCAAGTAAAACAAAATAAAATGATTCAAGGTCTAAGCGACTCTACATTAGATGATGCTACAAGACAAGAATTATTTGGAAAGACATTTGTTGAAATTGCTGAACTTACTGTTAGTTTAATTACTAATAGTATAGAAAGTGTTCAAGGACCAGAAGGTGATCCTATAACTGACAAAGATATGATTCGTGAATGGTTACAAAACATTACTAGAGCAGACTACGATATTATCAAAGGCAAAGTTGAAGAACTTAGTGAAAGTGGATTGGAAACGGAATTTAATGCACGTTGCCAAGACTGTACTCACGAGTGGAAAACTGGTGTTGATTTAGATATTGCAAATTTTTTCGGGGGTTGATAGCTTCTCGTCAACCCGAAGAAATACAAACATTAGTAAGTAGTTACGAAAAACAATTAGAGCAAACTGAAAATAATTTTATTGATATAGTTATTCGCAGCGAAGGTGCGATCAGTTATCAAGACGTTATGCAGATGCCTGTGCCTAGTATTAAATTATTAATTGAAAGAATGAATAATAGAGTTGAAGAAATTAATAAAGCTAATCGCGGCTCTCGCCGGTAATTAATTTATAATAGGCGTTTGGCCAATTGTCATAATATTTTGTAGTTTTTAAATACTTACGCTTTTCCATAATCTCATCACGCAATTGAATAAACACACAATCTGTAAAGTTCTTTACAAAGTGTCCACTTTTCCTACTACTTGTAAAGAATAATAGATCAGGATTGGCAACCATTGCCTCCTCGCAAAATTTTTCTACGGGTTCCATATCAATAACATCACCTAACCAGGCAATGCCAATTTCAAAGTTTTCTTTGTCAAATGTATCTAGTTGAGATAAGTCCCTACGGGCATCAATGAATTGTATTTTTTGTTGCAGTCTAGCCTTACGTGCAAATGGACATACTGGCAAGCCAGAATCCTGTTTAACTTCAATAGAGTTTTCACTCCAATCAAGGAATTTGGTTTTAAAGTCGGAAAAGTTCATATATGTAATATCATTCTTGTTTAGTGTTCTTGATGTCTTACGACATCATCATCTTCACAAAGCTAACGCTTTGTTCGATGTTATTGCTTACGCTTAATAAGAGTTTTTAATTGTGTTAAAGAAAAACAATTTTTTATATCTTAAGTTATAGTATTATTTATGTTTGTTCCTTGACAAGATATTTCATTCACACTTAGCCTACTACGGGCCAAGTGCAAAAGGTTCTTGACATAGAACACCACTCACGAATACTATAGTAAACCTAGTTTAACACCTAGGAAGGGCGGTTACGCTGTACCCTTATTACATACTGCTTTACTAACGCAGAAACACCCTTGGCCATAGTATCGACTGTTGGGCTATCCTCAAGTTCCAAATTGTCAGGAGAGCTTGATCATTTTGATTTGTCAAATCAGTGTATTGACATTGTTAGGCACACCAGTATCTAGTCACGTGAACACGTAACCTCAAGGTGAGTCGACCTACGCCGACCAAACGGAGCCTTGTTGCCTTTATTAGTTTTTGTTAGCCTGTAGTGCCAATATTTGTAAGATTTTGTATCTGTTATGTCTGGGGTTTCTATTACTAATTATCTGATGCTTTAATTATTAGCTGATAATACACTTAAAACCTTAATTCTTGTTAATATAACAAGAGTTGAATGTGTTGTCAACCTTTTTTCAGATGTTCTGTAAGAATTTTTGAACTACCTACTCTTACATTAATAATACCGTTATAGTATTCATCGGTTTCTAATACTCTACGGTCGAACTGTTCTTTGGCTTCCATATAGCTTAATACACCTCTACTAGGACAAAAATGCAATATCTCTCTAGTAAATTTACTTGCACCAAGTGTTAATACGTCAGCATTCAAGTGATCTGAAGAACCCCAATAGTCTCTCCAATCACTTTCTTTTGTTCCACGCCTCTTGTTCTTTTTTCCTTTGAGAGGTGGCTTTGTTGTTTTAAACTTTGCTAATTTCTTACCTATGTACTTTTTATTGTTTGTAGTATTTGTAATAAGATACACAAACCCTTCACAGTCATCTGGTAATTGTTCAATTATTTTGTTATTGTATGTCCAAGGACAATCGTTACTGTTTCTCTTCGATCCACTCATCTATAGTTTTCCTTAAAATATCTAACATATCTATTCCTATAGATGGGCTGTCTATTGTATTAGGTGCATGACGTAATACATATTCTGCATCGTTTATTTCTTCTATGTCTAAATTAAATTGTTCTTCGTTATGCATCAATTACTTCTATCTCAGTATTAAATGTAGTAAAGCCATTTTCTTTTGTAACTTGTAGTACACTATTTACACGACCAACTAATTCATCTCTGTGTGAGATAAGAAGAATATTTTTATTTCTATCACGTTCCATTTTCTTTAATACGCTCAATGCACTTTCTACACCAATAGTATCCATTCCACTATCAACTAGTTCGTCAATACAAACTAAATTAATAGGATGGTTCATGCTTTCAAACACGTCACGGAAACTCCAACTTAGTCCAAGTATTAATCTGTTACGTTCACCTCTTGACAAGTTATCAAAATCTAAATCTTGACCAAGTTGTGTAATAGTTACAGTTAAGTCACTTTGGAATTGTACCTCATGTGGTAACCCTAAACGTGTAATATAATATTCTAGTCTTGTATTTAAGAACTGTAAGTTTTGTTCAATAATTTTTTTACGAATAAAACTATCTTTGTTTGTTAACAGTTTTAATAAAAAGTCTTGATGTTCTTTTAGTTCAGTAAGTCTATTAACTTCTGCCCAATCAACTTCTTGTAATCCTGTATTCTTTAATGACTCAATTTGTTCTATATAAGGATCTACTTCGTTTTCAGTATTCTCAAGTAGTATCTTATTTTCTTTAATTTTATTCTGATGTTCATATGCTTCATTTAAACTATTATATTCTATTCTTGGAGCAACACCAATATCTCCAATTTCATTAATAGCATTCTTATAATCTTGTATCTTAGTTTGATCATTATCAATATGTGTTTGTGATTCTTCTACTAGTTCAGTTTTTTGTGCAACAATTTTATCATGTTGTTCGTCATGTATTTCTTGTCCACATGCATAACATTTGTGTTCTAGTGTTGAGTCTAGATCCTTTTGTGCTTTATCTAAACGTTTTTGTTCACGCTCAATGCTACTTGTAAGTCTAGCAACTTCTGCGTTTAATGTATCAATTTGATTTTTCTTTTCATTAAACTCAGCAAATTTTGCATGTGCTTCAATTTCAGCATCAATGTCAATATGCTCTAATGCATTTACTTCGCTAGCATACTCATTTATTTTTTCTATTTGCTTACTAGCCCAATGTGTTTGTCTACGCTCTAGATCTTTAATACTACTACCAATACGTTCGTTTGCTTCTTCTATACCCTTGATTCTGTATGTTTCTTCTGTAATTCTATCTTTAGTACCTTTAGCAAGTTCTTTTAATATATCAGCTTTTTGACTTAGCTTTGTAATACCAAGTAACTGTTCAATCATTTCACGTTGGTCGTTTGCTCTCATACTTAAGAAAGGTTCTGTGTATGTGTTTAATGCACAGATATGCTTAAACATAGTATGACTCATGCCCAACGTTTGTTCAATAACTGATTGACTTTGTCTACCTTCGCCCTGCATTTCGTCTGTAATGCCCTCGTTGCTATCTATGTCATTTACAAGAAATTTAAATATGTTAGGCTTACGACCACGTTCAATACGATAATTAATTCCATCTTTTTCAAAGTCAACTGTAACCATCATATTTTTATTATTGGTTTTGTTGACTAAGTTATCTTTCTTAATATTATATAATGCGTTACCATACAACGCATAACTTAATGCGTTAATGATAGTTGTCTTACCTGTACCATTACGTGAACCATCGCCACCTAAGTCAATATTATTTCCAAGTACAAGTGTTAAGCCGTGTACATCAAAATGTACAGCCTGTGTGACATTACCCACACTCATAAAATTCTTTACGGTGATATTCTTAATTTTTAGCATGTTTACGATGTTAATCCTGTATAAATGTCTACTAATAGTTCTTTCTTAATGGTGTCGCTTTGTACAGATTCAAGTTGAGATAGTACAATACTATCTACATTTTCAACTTGAATGTCAACACCTTTATTCCAGTCTTGTGTATGTTCTTCTTTTTTACTTGGCATAAGAGCAATCTCACGCAAGTCATATTGTTTAGCAAACGTTTCTTTAATAAAGTTTGCTTCTTCATATGTTATACCTACATCAAGTGTTACACGACAATATGTTTTATCAGACAAATACTGATCTGGATTATCAATAAGTTTGCTTAATGTAAGTGTTCGATACTTTGGTGCATCCGGCCATTGTAAGTACTCAATTGTACCATCCCAATCTAAAATAGTGCAACCACGATCGTCATCCCATGCATCAGCATAATTATGTGGGAAACAGTTACCTGGATAAATCACGTTACCATGTTGTTGTCGTTTATGAAAATGTCCACTAAACACCATTTCAGGACTTGATAAGTCTTCAGCTTTAAGTCCACCGTGGTCTGGCATTTGTACCATAGCATTCATGTAAAAACTTGGTAACTCAAAGTGACCAAACATATATTTACATTTAATATCTCGCAATGATTTCCATTCGTCGTCGCATAGCCATGGAATAAAAGCAACACCGTCTTCAACAAACTTTTCTTTATTAATCATTCTAATTTTAGGAAAGTCTTCAATCATTGACAAACTATGAATCTCACGTTTCTCACGATAATACAAATCGTGATTACCTGTAATCATAATTACTTCGTCAAAACTTTCATTAAGTCTACGCAAGTTGCTTGTAGTATAATTTAATGTACTAACATTAATACTTGCTCTGTTATGATGCCAATCACCTAAGAAGAAACATTTTTTAATTCCTCTCTTATGTGCTTCGTCAATCATCCAATTAATAAAGTCTTCACAATCTTGATTGTGGTGTCTACTATTATTTTTCATACCGAAATGTATATCGGTAAAGATTATCGCTTTGTCAAAAAACATTTAGTCTCCAGTGTTTTCAGTTTCGTCTTGAATATAAACTGTTTTCTTTAGTGTAGGATTTTTTTCCTTTAATGCTTGCTCACGTTCTTCGTGTGCTTTCCATTCTGCATTAAATGTTCTTGTATTACTTGGATTTAATCCTTCTTCTTCTAGCAAGTCATCTCTAATGTTCTGACTACGCTTTTCTAAATTCAATACTCTAGTGAAGCTATTGTTGATAGCCGCAGTATAATACGCAAAAGGGTTTTGCGATTTAAATTCATTAAACTGTAATCCAATTTGTGCTAACTGCAAAAGTGCTTGTCCACGCATTTCGTCTACATATGTGTAACCTCTCCAGTTACCACGCATGCTATATCGCTCACATAGTTTGATATACATACGAGCTAATCTATCGTTTGTTTTTCCATGATCAACGCTAAAGTGTCCGTTGTCTCTTCCACCTTCCCAATGACTACGAGCTACTTCTTCTAGTTCGCCTTCAATGTATGCATAATGCTTAAATGGAGGGAAGTTACATTTAGCATGTAAATCTGCTTCTGTTTTTGGTTTGTTTTTTCTGTTCTCTTGTGGTACATGATCAAATGTCATGACTCTAACTACAATATCATCGTCGTTAATAGTATCTACATCTACTGCAAAATCTGCTGCCCTGGGTTTAGTTTTCTTACCTGTTAGTCCTTGTTCCCATCTTCTGACTTCAGCTTCGTGTGCTTGCTTCTGTAATCTTTTTGCTCTATTTTCTTTAGCTTCTGCAGTCACTTCTTTAGTTATTGCATCTAAGCCTTCAACAATAATATCATAATGAGTATATTGATCGTCACGTGCCCAGCAATAAGACATCTTACTACTGTGTATCTCTCTTAACAAATCTTTGTTTGTTAAGTAAAATTGTTTTGGTGTTTTCATTAAAATATTCCTTTGTTAGTGATATTATACGTATGTAGTAGTCAAATGTCAACCGGTTTTTTAAAATGATAAATACATACGAACGGAGAGTAGTATCATGTTAATTGAACAAATTTTAAAAGAAGGTGTAGACAATATTGCTGTTTTTTACGGCGGTCGTTTTCAACCTATGCACCAAGGACACAGAGATGTATATAAACATCTAGTGGGTAAGTTTGGTGCTGATAATGTATTTATTGCTACAACTTTTAGTCAGAAAGCAAAAAAAGCACACGCAAATGGTGACTTTAGCAGTGATCCTTTTACGTTTGATGAGAAGGCAAGCATTATGACTAAGATGTTTAGCATACCAGGAGATAAGATTGTTAACACTAATCCTTATAGACCCGACTTGTCAGCAGTAGGTAGAGACCCTAATAATACCGCTACAATACTAGTATATGGTGCAAAAGATGCAGATAGACTAGCAACAGGTACAGGATTCTTACACAAGATGCCAAACGATATGGACGAATTAGTTCCTACAGCAAACGATAGAGGGTACGTATATGTAGCACCTCTTATGCAAGGTGGCATGAGTGCAAGTGATTTTAGAGCAGTTATGTCAAGCGAAGCATCTCCAGAAGATAAGCAAAAGAGCTTTACAAACTTCTTTGGTAAGTTTGATAAGCAGATATTTGGATTTATACAGGAGCGTCTAACGTAATGGCTGGCATACCTGAAAAGAATTTAGTAAGTTTAAGACTCAAGACACCTATGAAGCCATTTGGTTACACAGGTATACTTGCTCCGTTGTCTTTAACTAATGGTGTTGAATTTCCATTAACACCTACTATTCAAATGTCACACCAAACATCATATGGACAATATGATGTAGCAGGTTCAATTTATCAACAACAGCATTACATGAATACTCCAAACCCACAAATTTCAGTTACAGCTATGTTTGCTTCTAACTCAGCATCAGAAGCATTATATACAGCAGCCGCTTTACATTTTTTTAAAGCATGTACAAAGTCAGACTTTGGAGCATCTAATCCAAACACAGCAGGCACACCACCACCAATATTAAAATTTAATGCATATGGTGTAGTTCATGCAAGAAATGTTCCTTGTGTTTTAAGAAGCTTCAACTATACATTACCTGAAGATACAGATTATGTTGACACAGGTGCAGATGGACCAGACACATCAGATTTTGCATTTACATCAGATATGGAATCAAATAGTGTACCATCATTGTTGCTAGTCAGTTTAGAGCTAGCACCACAACTAACACCTAGCAAAGTTAAAGATGAATTTGACATAAGAAAATTCGCAAATGGAAACGCATTAAAGGGTGGAAATAGTGGAGGATTCATTTAATGGCAAAATATAGAACAGATAGCTTATATAGAAATACAGAACTTGTTAATGAGAAATTCTTAGATGTATTATCAATTGATAATATAGACATTGATAATACAACTACAAAAACTATAAAGCTACAACCAAAGCATGACGAGAAGCCAGACTTGCTGGCATATGAACTTTATGGTAACGCAAAATTATGGTGGGTGTTTGCATTGTTTAATCAAGATAAACTTGCAGATCCTATTATGGACTTCAAATCAGGTTTAAGTATTACTGTTCCCATAAGGTTCGCATAAGATGGCAGATAAATCATTAACAGCAATAAACTCTAGAAACTTTAATCCAGGTAATATTAGGCCAAGCAGTGCTTATACTTGGAATGGTGAAGTTGGTGCTAATGGTGGTTTTGCAGTATTCAAAACTCCAGAGCATGGAACAAGGGCACTTGTAAAAAACTTATACACCAGTCAAGAGAAACACGGTAATAATAGTGTACGTGAAATTATATCACGTTGGGCACCACCTAGTGAAAATAATACTACTGCATATGTTAATAAAGTAGCCAAAGACATGGGTGTTGACCCCGATGCAGATTTAGGTTCTCTAAAGAATCAACCAGAAGTTACAAAAGCATTAACTAAATCAATTATTGAACACGAAGGCGGCGGCATGGGTGTTTATAGTGATGAAGTTATTGATAACGGTGTTGCAATGGCTAACGGCAAACCAGACTCTGAAATTAACTTTACTGATAAGCCTAGCGATTTTGAAGCAGATAAAATTACCGAAGATAAAGATGAAGATGCAGATGCTAATGATGGATTTATAGGCACAGAAGAAATTCCGCCAGCTACTAGCCCTAACTTAATTAAAAAAGATATAGTTAACACAACATCTTCAAATTGGATGAGTGAAGTTGATAGTCCACAATATTTGTGGACATTGTTTATTGTAAACAATGAAGTATGGAATAATCCAAGAGAATTAGAAGGATCAAACAGTGCCGCGGTTAATAGTGGAAAGGCGATGATTATTGCACAACAAGGAGTAACTAGTCAGTTCTCTTTAGATAACTTTGCAATGATAGCAACTGTAACACCAGGACAAGCACATGGTAATACTACGCCAGGTATTATACAATTTGATTTATTTGAAAATTTAGGATTTACATTTTTAGATAGATTATTAAAAGCAGGTTTATCATTGGGCAAGCCAGGTAACTTACACGAACAGAATTATGTTTTACGATTAGAATTTGTTGGTAGAGATTCAGTGTCAGGAGGAAGTATAAAATATCCAGGTACATTTTTTTATCCAATTAAAATGAATCAAATAAGAAGTACAACAGGTCCAGAAGGTACACGTTATAACTGTATTGGTTGGTCAATTATTAAACACGGACAAACAGAATCAGTTACTGACACTGATATAACTGTTAAAAATATTACACAAGTCATGGACTTTACAGATGGCTTTGTTAAAAAATTTAACAAAGAACAAGAAAATGCAATTTCCGAAGTAGATTTAAAAAGTGGTAAAGTACCACCTAAAACAATATCAATTGAATTTGATAAAAGTACAG